CCGTGCGGCACAAACCAATACCTACAGCACCGAAATTGCGTGCGATCGTAGCATCGTGCGGAGTATCGGCATTCGTGCGAACCTGTAACTTCGTATATTTATCTGCCAAAGTCATCAATTCGGCAAAATCACCGGACAGTTCGGCAGCCTTCGTCTCTACCTTTCCGACATAAACCGTACCGGTCGTACCGTTTATAGAAATATAGTCGCCTTCTTTCAGCTTAATACCATCGACTTCTACGGTCTTATTCTTATAATCGATTTCCAAAGCTCCGGCACCGGATACGCAGCATTTACCCATACCGCGTGCAACAACGGCAGCATGCGAAGTCATACCACCACGAGCAGTCAGAATACCTTCAGCAACAGCCATACCAGCCAGGTCCTCAGGGGATGTTTCGATACGGACCATTACGATCTTCTTTCCGTCAGCATGCCATTTTGCCGCATCATCGGCGAAGAACACGATCTGCCCTGTTGCCGCTCCCGGAGATGCCGGCAAGCCTTTCACCCAAACTTTCGCCTGTTTCTCGGCCACCTTGTCGAATACCGGGTGAAGCAGTTCATCCAGTTTATTCGGTTCGATACGTTTCAATGCTGTCTTCTCGTCAATCATACCTTGATGCAACAAGTCGATTGCGATTTTAACCATTGCAGCACCGGTACGTTTTCCGTTACGGGTTTGCAGGAACCACAGTTTTCCTTCCTGCACGGTGAATTCCATATCCTGCATATCATGATAATGGTTTTCCAGCTTTGTTTGCAGTTCGTCCAGTTGCCTATAGATTTCCGGCA